TTATATCGTTAAGTATGCCTTGATTATTATTACCGTCAAATACACCAGCCATACTACCGCCTATTTGCATGGTACAAGCAGCACTAAATCCACCACTAGCAGGGTTGCTTACAGCACTACCAAATTGAAAAGGTACGTTTCTTGTTCTTATTTTTGTAGTAGGAGACGTACTTGTATTTGCACCAAAATAATATAAAGAACCTGTTGCTACATCAGCATTAACTGTGCTTAAAAAAGGTGCATTTGGTATATCAATATTTGATCCTTGAACACTTAAGTTTCCTGTAATAGTTAAGTTATCATCAACTGTTGTTGTACCGCCAGCAGAATCAATAGTAAGGTTTCCACTAGATGTATCTAGCTCATTAGCATCTGTAACTCCTACTCTTATATTTCCTAAAGTTAAACTTGTAGGTTTATTAGTAAGGTTATTGTAATTACTATAATAACTACCTTCTTGTCCATCTAACTTATCAGCATCAAGGCCAGAACCAGTTCCATCTACTTGAATAATTGCTGCTAAAATTTCTGCTGGTGTTTGATCTCCTGTAGCACCATCTTCTATACCATTAATCTTGTCAGTAAATTCTTGAAGACCAAATAATATTTGTTCAGTATTAGTATCTAAATCTGTTTCAGTAAGAACAGAACCATCTTGAAAATCTACTTTCTTAGCACTTATATTAGTATCTCTTCTTATAACAATAGCTGCTCCGTTAGCAGGTTCATTACCAGAAGTAAATGTTATTTGAGTACCGCTAGTAAAAGTATAACTAACACCTAAAGCTTGTAATGTTCCATTAACAGTTACGTCAACATCAGATTGATCTAGGTAACTAAATGAGATTGAAAAAGGACCAGCAGTACCATTACCAGTATGGTTTGTAAAAGATGCAGCAGTGTTAGTAGCCATGATTAATTAGTAGGGACTGATGATTTTACGTTAAACAAATTAGAATTTAAAAAATCATTACTTGCTTTTTGTTTTATTTCAGCAGTAACCTTATCATACTGTATTTTACGTTCTGGATTTTTACTTAACCAAATTGATTTACCTGCTTTTTTATATTTATTAATTTCATCCCTTAAAGCATCTTCAGCTTTAGCCCTTGCAAATTCAGCAGCCCCTACAGACACATCCATATTCGTTTGAGTTATGTATTCTCCTCTTGCTTGTTTCATTAATTGTTGAAACGGTGGAGTCTGAATAATTTTGTTTAATGATTGAACCATAGTTACACCATTAATTTTTACAAAAGCAGTCTCTTCAATCAAATCAAGATGCTCATCATAAGTTAACTTTATACCACTATCTATTGGTTGACCACTAGATAGTTGTGTTACTGATAAATTATCAGAAGGTTGCGTTATCTTTGCTCCTAGTTCCGATAAGGTAGTTAGGACAGTATTGTTGACGCTATTTGTTTCTTTTATTGGATTTAAAATATTCATATTATCTGGACCATAACCAGCAGGGTATTCAATAAATGAGCCAGTAACCCAATTTCTCATTGGTCTTAAATTGTTATTGTACCCAGGAATAGTTGCAGCTAATTCGTTCCAGAATTTTTTTAATATAACCATTCCATCATCGCCAGCCCTAACTTTTTTGTCGTATATTCTTCTATCACCTTCTATCATTTGTCCAAAAGGTTCATTAGCAACAGGTGTTTTTAAACCAAATCTCTTAACAGATCTTCCTAATGCACTATAAGGATTTACTGTAGATGCTAATCTTCGTGCAACCCATTGTTCTAGTCTATAAGGCTTTTGCAACAAGTCTGACAATTCAGTAATACCTTGCAAGTAAGTTTTGTTGGTAATATTACGACCTAATGCAACTGAAGCAGCAACAGCCCAATCATCACGATCTTGTTTAGTTAACCCACCCATAATAGCTGCCCCATCAGCAGCCATCATAAGAAAAGAAGACCAAGGATCTAATCTTTTATAGCTTACATATTTATATCTAGGTTTACCATCTTTACCCATCCGAACATTTCCATCTTTATCTTTTAAAAGAAATCTAAAACTATAAGGTTGCCAACCTGTAGCACGTTTTTGATTTAATAAATCTATATTAGAAGGCCCACCACCTGTAATAGTTAATTCAGAAAGCGGATTGTTTTGACCCAGTGCAACTACAGCAGCAGTACCCCATATCGCTGCACCTGTAACCATTTCACCTCTAGCTTTAGCAGCGATAGAAGGATCTGCACTTCTTAATGCTTGCCTGTAATCTTGCATAAAAATGTTAATTCCAGGAGTTCTTCTTGCTTGTGCTTTAAAAATATTTACTGGTGTTCTTACAAATGGTAAAAACACTCTACCAACAGGATGTTGTGCTATGTTTTGTACTCGACCTCCAATTCCGTCAGGATCTAGATTTTTTGTAAAAGTAGTTTCAGCAGCATAATCCTGTGCTTTTTCATATAATTCTGTAATTTGTTTATCTTTAACATTTTTAAAACTATTAGTGTTAACTATTTCAATAGTGCCATCAAATTGTTTTTGTATATGGTCTGTTAAATCTTGTCCTTTTAATCCTTTTCTTACTCCATCTTCCCAAGCAGTAGCTTTGACATAAGATCTAAAATTTAAACTCTTAAAAAATTCATCTTCTGCTAATAAAAAACGACTTGGCAATCTAACGGCTGTTCCAAAAAGATTTACCATTGAAGCAATTAGATTATCTCCTTCCATCCTTATAGTAAATCTATCAGCATCTTGTATCATTGCTCCTGGATTAATAATATTATCCTCTATTTCAAAAGCTAATTTAGCTGCTTTTAATGATTCACTAATTGATTCACCTAAGTAGTACAGTTCTTTAGCACCTTTTAAAGCACCTGTAAGATCACCTGTAACAGCCGAGCCTAATGTTTGTTCTAAAGGTCTTGCAACACTATTTAAAGCTGTAGATAAAATGTTTACAGCGTGAGTTTCTGGACCTGACAATATTGAATTTATAAAGATCTCATTTTGACCTTTCATAACAGCAGAAGTAACTCTTGCTATAGCATCATATTTACCCATTTTCTGTAACGCAGCAGGGTTGCCTTTAGCTGCTTGCAACCTTTTAGTTATTACCCTTAATTGTTTTAAAGATTTTTTGTCACCTTTTTCAGCAAGATCAATTATTTCTTTAATACTAAATTGAGGCAAAGGGTCTTCTCCTTCTTTTACTACACTTCTTAAGTTTGTCGCTTGATCTATTGCTTTCTCTGTAGGTGTTCGACCTCTTAAATCTTGTATAGTTGCACCTGCTCTACTTACACCACCAGCAGCCCTATTAGCTGCTAATGTTTGTGCTGGTATTGTTTTAAGAGGTTTATTTAATAAAATAAGACCATCTAACACCTCAGCTTCTTTAATAAAGTCTGCTTTGATATTTTTCAAACCTTCTAAATTACCACTAGCTAAACTTTCATCCATCGTTTTAGATAATCGTGCTAATTTTATAGCATTTTCATTCATCAACTGGTTCATAGATATTAAAACTGCTGGTAGATCTTCTTCACCACCTCTCCCATATCTTGCATTAAATCTTACTGCTGCTTCTACTGTTTCTCTTGGCAAAAGTTTATTAGCATTGTCAACCATATCGCCAAATGTTCTTTTATAAGGCCAAGAATTATTAGTATCAAGATCTCTTAATTTTGTAGCTCTATCAATAATTAACCTTGCTGCTTCATCATTCCCACCACCTGTAAGAGTTTCAGTTTTATAGTACTTACCTTTTGTATTGGTTTTTGTGTTGAATGTGGTTTGTACTTTTGGATCTGCTAAAGCATCAAGATCTACTTTACTAATATCTAAGGAATTAGCTGGATCAAAATATATTCTTACTTGATGTAGTCTTTTACCTTTACCTGCCTTCTTTCCTCCTTGATGTGTTAAACCACCAAAACCTTCTCTTTGTAATTCTTCAGTAAAAGAAGAAAATAAGTCTGCTGTCGTATTAGCACTAAGATCATTAGCATTAGAAATTAATTTTATTTCATCATAAATTTGAGCAATACTAGCATTTGAACCAACATTATCTAAAGCTCTATCAATAATATCAACTTCGTCATAAGCATCAACATCAAAAATCTTACGGAGTTGATCTATTCTCTCTGGTGTCGCAGGTGCGTCTAAATCAAAAAAATTAACAGGTTGTTTTTCAGTAACTTTATAAACAATACCAGTAGGTTTTTTACCTTTAACTCTGTTTTTCTTTTGGTATTTAGCAGCAGTTACTAAATCCTCTGTCACATAAAAACCATCTCCATATAAATTTTCTACAGCTTTACCAAATTCACCACCTTCTACAAGGTTTATTTCACTAGCAGCACCATGATAAAACTCGTTTTGTCCTCTGGTATCAGGTAAATCAAACTTTACTGGTGTTGTATTTTTAGGTGTTACCTTAGTAGGTTGTTTTTCAATACCAAGATCAATAATTTCATCGCCAAGATTATCAACGACATCATCTGTCATTAAGATCTCATCTCTTCTAGATAATCTTTTTGTTATACGTTCAAATACATCAGGTACTTTTTTGATGCCTTTAATACCAAGTCCTAAAACTGTCAAAGCTTCACCAGCAATAAAACCACCACCAGCTTGTCTTAGTCGTGCTTCTGCAACATTTATTTCGTCTTTTGTTTTAGACTTAAGTAATTCACTTATAGGAGAAGCAAGTCCTGGATGCTTGTCAATCATATTAAATAAGTTTTCTTCAAACGGATCTTGTACAACCGCATCAGTAATAAAACCTGCTAAAGCATTTCTTGTCCAAGCATTATTCATCCCTGCTAATTTTGTAGCTTTCAAACCTCTACCTATAAGTCCTTGTGGCAATAAAAACTGACTTACCGCTTGAGGTAAGGTGTAAGTCCAATCTTCTTTATCACCTTGTACTTCAAGACCCAATGCTTTTAAATCTATAATTTCGTTATTATCAGATGGATTACCAGCAGCGTAATCATAAATATCATCTACAAATTCAACAGTTTCATTTATAGCTTTTAAAGGACCAGATATAGTTCCTCTTATAACTTTAGAAGCTTTTGTTTTTTTTAGATCCGTATCTATTTCTTTTCTTTTTGCTATACCTTCATCTCTTATCCTTTGTCTGTTTTCTTTGATTTCTTCTAAGGTTCTCTTGTCACCCCCAAATGCGTTGTCAAAAAAATCTACAGTCTTGGCCTGTGTATCTTGTATAGTTTGATCAAGATTTCCAAGGAAACCTTTTTTATTAGAAGGTGTTTCGGTCATTGTCAGTCAGTTAAAAACTTTTTGTAAGAGTCATTTTTGTATGCACTCCAAGCACCAAATCCTTGTTGATCAAACAATCTCTTTGCTGCTATTACATTAACAGTAGGATCATATAATTCATCTGTCGATTCTATTCCAAATAATTTCAATCTTTCTTCTAAAAACGCATCAATCATATTTAATTGAAAAAGACCTATAGAAAATTCATTTTTCTTTTCTGGATCTAAACCAGACTTTACAGTATCAATCATTGGATCACCTGCTGACTCTGCCATAGCTATAGCAGCCATTATTTTTGCTTCTTCTGGTTTAAAGCCTACACCTAATAACATTTCATTTATCTTGTTTTGTGGTATTTTTTTTGTTTTATCAATACCTTTTAAAATTTCATCAAGTTTTTCTGTTTGATCTAGTTTGCGTTCTCTCGCTATATCTTCTGGGGTTGATGGTGTAAATGCACCAGCTTCAACATTAGTGTTAGCATCTCCTTGTATATCGCTCATATCTTGTTCTTGTCGTTCAGATTTTTTTTCTGTATTTTCTACTCCACTTGTTATCTCAAATGTTGGAACTTTTTCTCTAGCTTGCTTGACGTACTTATCTATAATATCTAATCCCTTTCTTTCTTTCTCAAGGTCTGTTGATTTGCTTCCCTCTTCTGTTTCTGTCCAATCAAAAAATTCTCTAGATGCTTCTATCAAAAGATCATTTTTAATTTTAGTGCCATCTGCATTTAATTGACCTGTAAAGTCACTCCAAAATCCACTGTTAGGTTTCTTTAACTCACCTGATAATCTTGATTCTAATGTTCTTAAAGATCTGTTAACAATGTCATATTGACCGTCAAATGTTTTATCAACATAATTTAAAAGTTTGCTTGAAAGATCTCGATTTTGAACTGAATTTTCAACTGTTCCTAGCCAATCAAATATTGCAACTATTGCTTCATTTTTAGTGCCATATTGATTAGTTTGAATATCTTTTCTTAAGTCTAAATAAGATGTTCTACCTCTAAAGTCTAAAACGTTTGCAGTCGTAAGAATACTTTTTGCTTTTGTAGGATATTTTTGAGCTAAACCTTCAATAATACTAGCATCACCTGTCTCATTGAAATCTCTAAGACCCTGTTCTATTTCATTATCTATAGCTAGTTTTTTTTGTATTTCATATTTTTTTGCGTTTTGATATTCATAAGTATTAACTTGCCTTTTTATAGTGTTAAATTTACTTTGAAAATCAGGATGATCTATAAGACTTAAAGTACCATTTGGACCGTAAGGAAATTTATTCGCAATAGCCAAAATGTCATTAACACCTTCTGAATCTCCATTTAATGCTTTTGTTTCTGCTAGCTCCATAATTTGATTTACAAGTGTTTTGTTTATATCACTTCTATCCTTGGCAGGCAGCCCTAATTCATTAATAGTGGTTTCATAATCTAAAATTAATTTTTCATCTAAACTGTCTGGACTAATTGCTAGATTGCGTATTAATGGAATTGCTAATGATTTTACATTTTCTAATCTTGCAGCTTTATTTTCTTTAAGGTGATGAGATGCTATTGTTTCAGTAGCTGATGCTAACTTTGGCATAAAATGCTCAGTAACATATAAAGATCTAATACCATCTAATTTTTGAATAATATTATCCCTCTCTGTACTTAACCAGGTCTGGTATTCATCAGAATCTAAAGAATATTCACTTAAAGATTTACCGTCTATAATTGTAGTTGAATAGCTATTTGATAAAATACTTTTTGCACTGTTGCCTAAAAGTTGAGCTTTAGTTTTTTGATACGCTCTATCTGCAAATATACTACCACCTATTAATTGCCTAGCAGCCTCATCTCCATTTGTTTTTGTAACTTCTTTTGTAACTTCTTTAAAACCATCTATAGACTCTTCCATAGCAATATCCATACCTTCTGCTTGTTCATCTTCAATAGTCTTTTTCATATAAAAGTCAAGCACTGGATTTACTGCTGACAAAGCTTTTGTTAGCTGACTAAACCCATCATCTTCTATAAGAGGTACAGTGCTTTGCCTGACAAAGGTATCAACAGGTCTTGCTGAAGATTGAAATGTAGGAGGACGGTAACTTGATGTCATGAACCTAATAAA